GTCTTAGAATACATTTCTTGAGTTTGATATGTATGAGCAATAGCGATTAATGGAATATCCCTCATTTGTAAATATGGAGTCGCCATTCTAAAGATCGATTTTCCTATTTTCGCGCGAGTCATATCTGCCACTGATTTTTCATTCATAGCATCTTCAACTTCTTTTAAAGAAGCTAAATTGCCTATAGAATCAATGATAACAATAACTTTATCTTCTTTAGATATTTCTTTAAATTGATTCATTAAATCGAATTTAAGTTGTTCCATATTCATAATAGGAGTATGGATAACCCTATCTAAATCTATACCGAAAGTTTTAAAATAAGATTGAGGCGAACCGAATTCTGAATCATAAAATAATAAAGCGGAATTTGGATATTTATCTAAATAAGCGGCAGCCATTACTAACGCAAAACTAGATTTAAAATGTCGACTTGGACCAGCCAATACAGTTAACCCTGAAGTTAACCCTCCGTCTAATGAACCGCTTAATGCGATATTTAACGCAGGTATTTTAGTCTGTACCATTTCTTGTTCAGAAAAAAATTTAGATTCGCTAAGGATAGCGGTTTCTTTAATGGTAGAATTCTTTTTTAACTTGTCTAAAATACTCATAATGCTCCTTCAATCAAAACTAAATTATATACTTTATTCTTCTGAAAGTAAAGGACGTCTTTCAATTTTCAGATAAGCTTCCGGATCCGTTACAATTTCCTCATAACGACCAGTCTTTACATCGTGTCCGTATTCGGTTGTAAAGGGTTCATCTTCGTACCAAAATACCCGACCATCTAGGTCATTAGCTTTATAATTTGCCCAAATAGGAGCGGTATCCCATGAATGGTTGCCCATATTAAATTCCTTTGTTATAAAATGAGATTATAGAGTTTAGCTTTAGTCTAGAGGCTATCGCATCGTCCATTCCATTAGGTTTGAATTTCGCTTCAATTAGTAATGATATTTTCCTGATAGAATTATCTTTACAAGGAATTGATGAATTCGTTAGTCTTAACCCGTTAACTATTTTTACAGTGTTATCATTATTAAATGCGATTATCATGAAAGAGATTTCCGAATTATACAACCATTTAAAATCATCAGCCAAATCAAGAAACATAGATTTCTCATTAACGAAATCTGAATTACATGATTTATCTTTCCCTATTACATGTCCTATTCTAGGTTTAACTCTAACATGGAATAAAGGTTCTGCCAAGGATAATTCTTATTCCATTGATAGAGTTGATAGCTCTAAAGGATATTCCATTGATAACATTATCGTTATATCAAATAGAGCTAATATACTGAAAAGAGACGCTACCTTAACAGAACTAAAACTGATAACAGAGTTCTATACCCAGTTAAATCATCAAGAGATATAAATGATATAATTATTTATAATTTTAAAGATTATT